AAGCGCAGATGCTTCATCTGATTCTACTGCTTTCGCTTTTAATAGTGGTGATGAAGGTAACGAGTATGAAATCACTGCAATTGATTCAAACAACCTCACAGTTAGATTAAAAGATGACCCAGAAGCAAAAGGTGTACAAGCAATTATACCAGACAATAGCTTTATTCGCAGAAGATGGAGATTCTACGATTTAGTAGATGGGGCGCCTGGACAAACAGATTGGTCAAAACAAAATGGTCGTGCCACTAATGATGAAGTTCATATTGTTGTATATGATACAACAGGAGACCTTAGTGGAAACGATATAGATACTGCTGGAAATAGAACAAGTGCTGTTCTTGAAGTCTATAAAGGACTATCAAAAAACCCAGTAGCAAAAAATTCAACAGGAGCATCCAATTACTATGTGGATGTAATCTTTCAACAATCAAAACAAATTCTTTGGGGAGACCACACAAGTAGTGGAACTAACTGGGGTACAGATACAACTTCATCAATGGATAGTATCACAGCTCCTATAGTTGATACACTTAGTGGTGGTACAGATGATTATTCTGTTACAGTTGCAGAACATCAAACAGCATACGAAGAATTTAAAGATTCTGAAACTGTTGATATAAACTTAATTATCGGTGGTAAAACACCAGATAGTGCCTCAGATGGTGATACATATGGTACAATGTTAATAGACATTGCGGAAGGAAGAAAAGATTGTGTCGCATTTATTTCACCTGCAAGTGCAGATGTAGTAGGTGTCACAAGTTCGGTGTCACAAACAGCGAATGTAAAGAATTACTTTGATTCACTACCTTCATCATCTTATGTTGTCTTTGATAGTGGTTACAAATATCAATATGATAAATTTAACGATGTATATCGTTTTGTTCCACTAAATGGAGACATCGCAGGTTTATGTGCTCGAACAGACTTTGTTGCAGACACATGGTTCTCACCAGCTGGTTACAACAGAGGACAAATTAGAGGAGCAGTTAAACTCGCATACAATCCAACACAATCACAAAGAGATGAACTTTACAGAGCGAGAGTTAACCCAGTTGTTAATTTTCCTGGTCAAGGTGTAGTCCTCTTTGGTGATAAAACTGGATTAACAAAACCAAGTGCATTTGATAGAATCAATGTTAGAAGATTGTTTATCACTCTTGAAAAAGCAATCGCTACCGCAGCAAAGTTTCAACTCTTTGAATTCAATGATGAATTCACAAGAGCACAATTTAGAAACCTTGTAGAACCATTCCTAAGAGATGTACAGGGTAGAAGAGGTATAACAGACTTTAGTGTAGTTTGTGACGCTTCAAATAACACAGGAGAAGTCGTTGATAGAAATGAGTTTGTTGCAGATATCTTCATCAAACCATCTCGTTCAATTAACTTCATTACACTAAATTTCATTGCAACAAGAACTGGAGTCGCCTTCAGTGAGATTGCAGGATAGGGGGAGATAGACAATGCCAACATTAGATGATTTTAAAGCTCAACTTATTGGTGGTGGAGCAAGAAACAATCAGTTTCGTGTAACACTAACGCCTCCTTCTGGAATCGCAATAGGTTTAGATGTAAGAAGAACTTCCTTCTTAATCAAAGCGGCAAACTTACCAACACAAACTATACCAGAAATACAGGTACAGTTTAGAGGAAGAAGTTTATATATCGCAGGTGATAGAGATACTTTCGAAACATGGGAGACAACTATCATTAATGATACAGACTTCATGGTAAGAAACGCATTTGAAAGATGGATGAACGGGATTAATGACCTCGCATTAAATACAGGTGTTATTAATGTCGCAGATTATCAAACTGACGCAACAGTTGAACAACTTGACAGAGATGATACTGTGTTAAAAACATATCTATTCAGAGGTATCTGGCCGCAATCATTAGGACAGATAGATTTGAGTTATGATACTCCAAACCAGTTAGAAGAATTTACTTGTACTTGGAGATATCAACACTTTGAAGCTTCTGGAGTAAACTTCTAATTTAATCGTACTAAATAGTCGTATAGATTAGAAGGCAGGTATTATAACATGGCAGAACTCTTTGGGTTCAAGATTACAAGAGTTAACGATAAGAGTGGGAACAGCGATACATTAACTGTTCCCACTGCAGATGATGGAACTACCGAGATTGCAGGTGGTGGTCATTATGCTTCGGTACTCGACTTAGATGGTAAAACCAAATCAGAAGCGGATTTAATTCGTAGATATAGAGACATTGCACAACAACCAGAATGTGATAGTGCGGTTGAAGATATCGTAAACGAAGCGATTGTTTCTGATGAGAGAGACCAATCAATTCAAGTAGTCTTGGAAAGGTTACCTTTTAAAGAAACAGTAAAAACAAAAATTAGAGAAGAATTTAATGAAGTTCTTCGTTTATTAGATTTTGATACAAAAGGACATGATATATTCAGAAGATGGTATATCGATGGAAGAATTTATTATCAAAAAATAATAGACAAATCAAATCCTAAATTAGGAATAACAGAACTTCGATATATTGACTCAAACAAAATTAGAAAAGTTAGAGAAGTAAACAGGGATAGAGATAAAAGTACTGGTATAGATATTGTTAAAAATGTTAACGATTATTATATCTATAACGAAAGAGGACTTGGGCCTGGAACTTCACAAGGTGTAAGAATCACTTCAGATTCAATCGCATATTGCGCTTCTGGACTGATTGACCAAAACTCTGGTAAAGTATTATCACATTTACACAAAGCGATTAAACCTGTTAATCAACTTAGAATGATTGAAGACTCTCTTGTTATTTACAGAATATCAAGAGCACCAGAAAGAAGAATATTCTATATTGATGTAGGAAATTTACCAAAAATAAAAGCAGAACAATATCTTCGTGATGTTATGAATCGTTACAGAAACAAACTTGTGTATGACGCAAGTACTGGAGAGATTCGTGATGATAGAAATCATATGTCAATGTTAGAAGATTTTTGGTTACCAAGAAGAGAAGGTGGTAGAGGTACAGAGATTACAACTTTACCAGGTGGAGCGAATCTTGGTGAGATTGAAGATATTAAATATTTTCAAAAGAAATTATATCGTTCATTAAATGTTCCAGTATCAAGACTTACAGAAGAATCACCGGGCACTGTTGTCGGTATGGGTAGGTCAACTGAGGTAACAAGAGATGAACTTAAATTTACAAAGTTTGTTCAAAGATTAAGAAAAAGATTTACCGCATTATTCTTAGACATTTTAAGAACTCAATTACTTTTAAAAGGTGTTATGAATGATGAAGATTGGTATAACATCAAACAACACATACAGTTTGATTTCTTACGAGATGGACATTTCGCAGAACTAAAACACGCAGAATTACTAGAAGGAAGATTAAATACTCTGGATAGAATTCAATCATACATTGGAACATTCTATAGTAAAGAATATGTACAAAAGTATGTTCTTAGATTAACAGACGCAGAAATCTCTACAATGAATGATGAGATACAAAAAGAAACAGGTGAAGGTGATGTCACAGTTCCAGATGAATCAGATGGTGTAACAAGATACCCACAAACTGGTGGTGGCGACCAAGTTGATTTTAACTCCATGAATAATGGTGAAGGAGATGAAGAATAATGAGTGAACACGCAGAAAAAATAGTTAACGCAATAGCGAAAGGAAATAATATAGAGGCTGAGGACGCATTCAAAGATGCAATGACACAAAATGTCGCAGACGCATTAGAAACTAGAAAACAAGATGTATCAAAGACTTTTGTATCAAGTCCACAGTCAAAAGAAAATACAGATGAATCAGAAGAAGTTTAGTGATTTCTACTCTCAAGTACAAGAGAGAGATGAACACAAAAAAAGTAAGGAATATAAAAAACTTTCTCCAAAAATGAAGAAAGCTGTGGATGATATTTTTAAAAAAATGGATGCTAAACCACAAAATTTCCTAAATACTTTTGATAAGTCAATAAAAGATAGCGCAAAAAGATTCGGAGTTCAAAC